GCTCAGGCGTCTCCGCCACCTCAAGCATGATGTTGTCGCCCAGGGCTACGTCGTAACTGGCTGGGTTCAAATGCTCGGGGTCAAACGGATGAATCAACGCGTGCTCTTGGCACAATGCGCGGATCTCCGAATCAGGCAGCAGCATTCAGGTGTCAATAATCCCAGCGGACTCTAGGGCGTCCTGGCCTGATGCCGACATGTATGAAACCTTTAGGTGCGCCATAGCCCAATGAATACGGCCAATGCACGTCTGCCCATTTCTGCAGCTCATAGGTGCTTACACCGTCAAGGTAAAAATCAATCGCGCCCGTATCAGGCGCGTCGTACAAATGCTCCGACCTAGCCGAGCCTCCAACTGCTGCGTTGATCTTGGGCGGCCTGTTGCCGCTAGTAATAATCACAGCCTTGCCGCCAAACGCAGTCCGTGCACGTTCAGCAAACTGGCAAAGCAACAGCGCCGTGTCGCACTGGTACTGCTTATTAAATCTTCTGGCCTCTTCGTTTAATGTCAACTCGCCGTATTTAATGTTTGGCGTTACCTGAAAACTAAACGGCTTATCAGGCGTAAATTTCACATCGTTGGTCAGCTGCTTGGTGCCCTTAAGGAACAAATCAAGTTCATCACGGCGCCGACGCACCAAACCTTCAAGCACCTTGCCGCCGCCTTTGTTCCACCTCGGCAGCTCTTCCATCGCCACCTTCTGCGCATTCTCGCCATTGTTCAGGCGTTTACGCAGCGTGCTTTCCATCAGCGCACCAGTGCCAACGTTGAACGCAAAACTGATCAACGCACAACGCTGATTGTTCGATAGCGGCACACGAATTTGCGAATCAACGGCACGCGCAAACCGCTCAACATCAGATCTCAGGAGCGCCTCAGCATCCGCCTCAGTAATCTTCATCCCTTCCTTCACTGTTGAACCTGTATGGCCATATCCGATAGTCGGTACGCCAGCGGGACAGATGTAACCCTCAAGCCGTAAACCTTCCCATTTTTTGATCAGGTCAAGTGCAGGCTGTAAATCATCCTCATCCTGCTTTCCTGCTTGGCTCCACGTCTTAAACCACAGTTGATCGCGGCCAAGAATGTGCGGATCGGCTTTATTGATTATCTCCTCCAATTCGCCAATACTTGCCATTTGATGTGGCAGCGCCTTGTAAAACCGAAACAGGTCAATCAGGCGAATTTTGTTTTGCGTCATTGCTCCAAGGGGCGTGAATACTCATGGCGCCACCTAGCAAGCGGCTATCACCAGTCTGCAGCCTATCGTCGATTTCGTGCTGCACAACCACAGGCTCAGGCTCTTTAGGTTGCGCTTGGCGCCATCGTTCCTCTTCGCGGTCTAAGCGCGGCTTAAGCGTTTTCTCAAACTTGTTGTCTTGCGCCCACTTTTGCAAATGATGGCGCCAGTCCTTATCGCCAAACCGCGCTAGCCATGCGGTCTCAGCATTCAACGCTTTGGGAAAACCACCTTGAGTGCTTTCACGATCAGTTGCACCCAGCCGTTCTCCTTAATCGGCAGCAGCGCAATAATCTCAGAACCGGCGGCAATGATGATTGCAATAGCAGCAGCGGTGGTGGGATCCATGGCAAATCAATGCTTTCCTTTAGTGTACGGCTTTATTTATACTTGCCAACCGTCATCTCAATTTGCCTAACTCGTATTTCAAGGTCACTAAGCCTTTCTTTTGAGTCGTTTTTGAGTTCTTGGATGTCGGCGGCCACGGTGCTGACCGACTGATCCAACTTGGCGACTTGCATAAAAAGACCGCCTAGCCCAATGACTGAAGCAGTCAGCAGTGCCGGGACGGCTTGGTTAAAAGGGTTGTCGGGTGGCTTGGCAGTAATCGGTGCCTCGTCGTGGTGATCCATTGCAAGGCAGACTGCCGACCTCTTTTATAGGTTAGCGCCCACTATGCCCAAGCACCGATTGACGTGTCAGCGCCAGAGGCTCCAACTGGATATATTTTGATGTAGCTTCCAGTTTCCGTTGAGTACGCTGCCCCAGGGTTGGCAGAAAGAGTGTACTGAGGGATAAAAGTACCACTTGCGTTGACGCTAAAAGATCCCACAATTTGCACAGAAATACTATAAGCTGCAGTTGTAATAGTGGTAAGAATGTTTATGTTGGTAGCCACTACTCGATACCCTAATGTTGGAGTGCCGCTAGTTGTGCTGCTTGTATCTACGCCAACACGTAGGTACTGGTAGGCAATACTGTTAAGCGTAGCTGTCCCGCCAAATGAAATACCAAAGCTATGAGAAGTAGTACCGGAAGCTCTGGAAAATCTATACACAGCTTCAAACAGATACACCGTAGATCCAGCTACGGTGACGCCTTTTCCAAAAACGCTTTGGGCTGATGTGCCAGTACCACCGGCCAATGCACTATTTAGCCTGTAGGTCAAAACAGAAGGGGAAAGCCCTCGGCCAGCTGTGGCACTCGGCGTTGTATAGATAACGTTGCCGTCGTATTCGACTGCGCCAGCTGTTGCAGATGTCAGGTTGGTGCCCGACTGCATCGTCAGCGGCGACAGCGAAGTGGTGCCAGCCGCAAGCGTCAGGTTGCTTGTAAGCGTGCCGCCGGTAAAACCGCCAGCTGCTACCCATTGCGGTGGTGAGCCAGATCCCTGCGAGGAAAGAATCTGGCCTGCCGTTCCTGCTGCATCATTCAGCAGCAATGGAGCCTTTAGGTTTGGTGATGTAAGAAAGTCTCTACTCATCAGCCAAGCACCACCACGCGGTAGGCATTGCTAGCCGGTGCAGTTGCAAACACCAGTGTTGCTGTGGTCGTACTCGGGCGGTACACATCCACTTCTACGTCGTCATAGTTGCCGGAGTTCGGGAACACGCGAATGATCACGTCGCGTGTATTGAGGCTATGCGTGATCGTGTAGCTAGTGGCACTGCCGTCACCGATGTTGGTGCTGTACTTTCTGATGCGACCAGACCACGTAGCCAGCTTCAGGGGTGTGACGATACGAAGGTCGTCAGTGCCAGCATCAACCTCGGCCTGCGTGGCTAGTTCGGCAATACCTGCAGTGGTTTCGCTGGCAGCTGGTGCAGATGTACCGAACGTGACCCAGCTGACCGTGCTGCTGTCGATAGTGCCGTTGACTTGATCCTGTCGGTAGCTAGTGCCTGCGCTGGTGCCTTCTTCCACCGTAGTGATGGCTTGTTCCAGCTCGGCAAAGGTGCTGGCGTCCAGCGATCGAGTCATGGCAACGGCAGACCCGTTCCAGACGTAAATGCCGTTTTCAGATGCAGTGCTTTGCGCCCGCACCAGCACTCGATCCTGTGACGCCATCGTGATGCCGTCGATCGTCGAGCCAGGGCTGCTCAAATTGATATTTGCCTGCGTCGCTACACGGCAGCTATCTTTCCATGCCAGTCCCTCAACCAGCGAATCGACATACGACTTGGGTACTACATCACCAGCGGCGCTCGGCGATGGGACATTGACGACCTTTGATGCGCTCTGCAGGTCGATGTCGGTGAAAAATTTCCGAGCCATGAGTTAGTCCTCAGGTAAGGCGAGCGACGCCTGCAGTAGCTGGTGTAAGTGTAACAACGGTCTGGTTGACGCTCACATGTGTCACATCACCATCAATTTCCTGGCTACCAGAATCAAGCAATTCAACAGAAGGCTTGAAGCCAAGGTTGTGGTTGATCGTCCAGGTTGTTGCCGGCGTGGACTGTGTATAGACAAAAGCGCCAGAACCTGCTGGTCCCTGCGGTCCAACGGTTATTGCTGTAACAGTAGAAGTTTGAGGAACCGTTACAACAGTTGTACCAGCGTCGCCTTCTGTGACGGTGACGGTGTTGTTTACAGCGGTGACATTAACGGTTGTCATGCCGTGTAACCTTCCGACACGTAAATGGTGCCTTCTAGGTAATACTCCTTTAAGCCACTGGGGTTAGTAAGTAATACGTCGTAATACGCTTCAGCGGGAAATGTTGTCGTTTGTTCGTCGGTCAGCGCAATAGCGACAGTTCCAGTGCTGCGGTTTGTGTAGGTGACAGCGAAGTCGGCGTATTTGGTGGTGCGACCTTGATTCCAAACCTGCGCTGCGACGGTCCAGCCGGTCAGGTTAATTGCAGCATCTGTGCTGTCTTTGAATTGCAGCGTGATGCTGTAATCCGCCCGGCGTTGCAGGCTGATGTTGTAAGTGCCGGGTGAGATAGCCATGGCACAAGTTTAGCTACCTTGTCCACGCAAGGGCTTTTTGCCACGGCGGCGAGGGCGGGAGTGTTGTCCCATGCCTTGTGCGGTTGTTTTTGGGCGACCGGCTTTGTGCTCAACACGCCCCAGTGCGGTTTTACTTTTGACTGCCATCAGTCTTCGGTAGGCATGTAATACGTACCGTCTTCAGCACGCTTGCAGCCAGGTCCGACCCATACATCATTCTCGACAACGATGAATTCCAGCCCAGCGGGAGCAGGTGCAGCTGGTTCGCCAACGGTGACGTTAATGACGAGATTAGCGACAGGATCGTAGTGAATAGTTTTCATTAGAAGAACTCCGTGATACGGACAACACCAGCAGCGCCATCGCCACCGGCAAAATTACTTGTTGAGGCACTTACAGAGCCACCAGCACCGCCTTCGCCGGGGTTGCTGCCATTGGCTCCATTGTTGTTTGATGCGCGATTGCCGATACCAACTGTTCCAAAGTATGGAGCGCATCCCGCCTGGGAAAACGTGCCGAACCCAGTACCGGTTGTTGAAGCAACAGTATTTGTTCCGCCCCGTAGATTTAGGTCGCCGCCTGTAAAAGTGCTGCCACCACTGCCACCGCCACCGCTATCGGTACTAGATCCAGCGAGAACTCCAGTTCCTCCAGTGCCACCACTGGCAGTCAACGTGCCAGTCACACTTGCAATAAAAGTCGTTGTTCCGCCAGTGCTTCCGTTATTGACGCCTGCAACACCACCACTTCCGCCTGTACCAACGCTGTAGGTAAAGGTCTGGCTCATGTTGGTGATCATCTTGGCGACGTAAGCGCCACCACCCCCCGCCCCGGCAAGAGCAGCAGTACCAGCGCCTTGGCCGTCAACACCACCGCCTCCACCACCTGCACCAACGACTTCGACGTAGATCGCCTTAGTGCCGGTTGTTGGGGTATAAGTCGCGCTAGTGCCAGAAGTTATGTAGGTGATAGTTGGAACACTTGCCGTCCAACTCAACGTGCCTGAACCGTTGGTGCTCAGCTTTTGACCATCTGTGCCATCGGCTGCAGGCAGCGTCCAAGTGACATTGGAGCTAACAGTTCCAGGTGCTTGCAAGGCAACCCAGTTGCTGCTGTCGCTATCGGCAAAACGCAGATCGCTTTGGGCGTTAAGGGTTATGTCTCCGGTGATTGTTCCGCCTGAGGCAGAAAGCAAGCCCAGATTTACAGTGCCCAAGGTGCCGATCGTGACCCAAGCATTATTGGCGGCATTGCGCTGCTTCAGTAGACCAGCAGCGGTGTCCGCCCATAACTGGTAGGCGTAAGTGGTGCTGGGTTCGCTAGCCCCGCTGTTCTGGCTAACGATCGCTGCTAGAGCGTTGTTCAGGTCAGAACGAAATCCGGCACCTGACTGGTTAGAAATGATGTAGTCGTGTTGTGCCATTAGGGCAGCTCCCGTCCGTAACCGACGGCTGTGTAGGTGAAATTACGGTCCACAGCAGCGTTGGCGCTGTTCCTGAATACTACTTGGAATTCAGTCCGAGTCACGTTGCTGATCGTGTAGTAGTCCCCCGTCGCCATGTTAAATGCCGTGATTCCAATGTTCGGTGCTTGGTAGAAGGCGTTGGCAAAAGTTGCTGTGTACGTGCCTGCGCCGCTGGCAATAGTGCCCGACTGCTCGGTGTGCGCCGTCAATTCCAGGCTGGCACCTAACTCTTCAATGATGATGTTTAGATCAGGGTCAGAGGTGGTGGCTTGCACTTTGAACTGAAAGCCTCGACCTTGAATCAAGCCGTTGACTAGCTGTTTCCACTCGCTCCACGTCGGTGTACCTGAAGGATCGTCGTTGGTGGTACGGACATACAAAGCGGCATTTACTTTGTCAAGATTGTCTTCGTCGATCAGCGGCCATGTATCAATCTCGGCTGTTTTGTCGTCCCACAACGATGCGGGTAAATAGGGACGAGTAACCAAACGACGACTAGCCATAACATCGTATTTGCCCAGCATGTCGAAACTACTGGCGAATTCGTATTCACCAGCATCAACAACACCTCCTTCAGCGTCAATCGCCGTGAGAGCATCAAAGTCGCCGTCTAATGCCATATCATCAATATCAATACCGCTGGCAAGAATAAGTCCGTCTAGTTCTAGGCTGTAAACCATATCTGTTGAATTGCCGTCAAATGGTGGTGTAGTTGTATCTTCATTGAACGTGGTTACATTGATACGAGGTTGCGGCTCTGGCAGGTCAACAACAACCGTTGTTGCAGTGAAAGAACGATTACCAAGATCATCCTCAAATTTCAGCAGGTAAGTGCCTTCCAGTAATGGCACTTCGGCGCTGATGTCTGCACCATCTACAGGGCTGATGATGTCGGTTGACTCATCCCACTCTGCACCAACCAAGGCTACGTTGTGGCGGATAATTACGCGGCCACCAAGAGTCACATCTAACTCGGTAGATTGCGTCCATGAAATTGTGCCGCGATCGGCGCTGATCGGAATGAAAGATACACCTGTGACTGCAGCAGGTGGAGCAGTTTTTCCTGAAGCAGAAAATGTCAAAATAGACGGGTTACCTGGCAGCAACGCACTATTTAATGCGTACACTTCCACGTCATACGTACCAGCTCTTGTATCAACTATTTCGTACCCAACTTTTGTGATTAAATCTTCTGTCCAGTTATCACTAGCGTAACGATACCGAACACGATAAGCAGTGACGCCGACAATCGCTACCCAACTCAGAACAATTTTGACCTTGGCAACACCATCGTCTCCGTAGAAGACTTCTGTTGCTGTTAGATTATCGGGTCCGTCATAAAGAACATTAAGGTTAGTTGTATACCTAGACTCCAGTGGCTCATCACGTTCAATGAGAGCATATTTACTGGCGTTATAAGACAATGCGGTAACGCTATACACACCGCCTTCTTGTTCGCTGACGCCGAGTACACGCCACGTTGATGTCTGGATGTCCGTTGACTGTGCGATCCAGACACTGTTGGTAGCCGGTGTCTGACTAAAAGCAGGGCTAACAGTAATTGCAGCACCAGCAACACCGGTAATTGTGCGAGTCTCTAAAGTGCCATCGGGCATCACCACCGACAACGTGGGCGAGTTGGTGGTCGGAATATCGGTGGATGCGCTGTCGTCAACAGTGACAACAGTTGTCGTGGCACTCGCAATTCGACCACCGCGACGAACACCAGCCCGCATTGGGTCGCTAATTTCGATGATCTGACCGGGGCGGCAAATTGTTCCAGCGTCAATGCTGGTGCTAAAAGTGACGATTTCGGTTTCGTACTGACTGGTGTATAAAACCCATTTGCCGACGCGGCGTGCTTGACTTTGCGAGGTGCAGGCAAAGGCGTCGATCTGGCTGTTGTTGTAGCCGTACTTCTCAATCAGGTCTGCGTCTTCGACCAGCTCATATGCCACATCGCGGGTGGTTTTAGTGTCGAAATACTTGACGGTGACCGCTGTTGGACGAGTTTTGGTGTCGCTTCCGCTGTAACTGAAGCCTGCTTCGGTGACGTTCGCCATCGTGAACAGGAAGGTTGCGTCCTGTGGACGATCCTGCGAAATCGTGAGCGAGCCTGTGCTCCAATACGGCATTGCTCGGAAGACCGAGCACATCTGATTAATGAGGTTGTAAGCCTCCTCCTGTGTTTGGATGACGACGTTGCACTGGAAGCGCGGTTCTTTTGCGCTGCCCAAACCTGTTGGAACTAGCTCATTGCAGTATTTGGACGCTTCATAGAAAGACCATTTATCTAGGTCGGCTGTTTGGATGTGCTCCCCAAAACCCATGCGGCTGTTACGGAGTAGGTCAAACAAGCACCACGCTGGATCTGCGCACCATTGCGCTGCACCAAATGCACCATTCCAGATACCGGCGTAGGTAACGCGACCCGTTTTAATATCTACTGTTGCATTGCTTGGTAACTGAATTTTGCGCCCACGAATACGGTAAGAGCGCGTTGGAATACTATTAAACTGTTCAGCAGAAATTTTGATGCCTACTAAGGCGCTGTATGGATACCGTAAACGGTCAGTAATAATTTCTGTGTACGCAGTCCATTGAAGTGAGCTACTTTCTCTGCTACTACTGGAGTCGTTGCTAACGCGCTCTACGCGCACATCAACCGGAAAAGTTTTACCAGTAAGAGAGATGGCAAAATTAAAGGGAAAAGGATCTTTTGTTAAGCCTTTTATCGTGCGCTTGTATGCTTCGTAAAAAGCGCCGCCATCCTCAGACAGCAATACGCGAAAAGATAACTCGCTGCCTACAAGATCCCCTTTGTCTGTAAAGCGTTGAAGCAGCGGAATTGTTAGTGTAATACCAACTTTGTTGACATCTTCATCTGTGATAGTCCGTGTTAAAGGCAGGTTTTTTACGATCTCAACGCCTACCGCAAATTCACGTTGAACATTCGGGAATACGTTGATCGTGGATTGGTTTTCTGTTCCGTATCTAGCATATACAGAGGCGCGTTTAAAATTAAAACTAGAAGCTGCTGGATTCGCGTCGCTGTTGCTTGCTTGCTCCCGCAACAAAGATGTGTCGTTAAAGAAAATATCTTTTTTTAGGATTGTATTGTATAAAGATGTGCCTCGCGTAATACCAAGGCTAGATGGCGTGGCAAAACCTTCAATTTCACCTTCACCGATAAGATCCAGCACATAAGCATACGCTGTGGATTCAAGCGTGTCCTTGCCTTCCGATGGCGTATAACCCTCGCCTTTGGAGCCGCCGCCTTTGCCACCGCCACCACCAGCACCAATGATGAGTTCATCCATGATCATTCCTCGTCGATGTCGATGCCAGCGGAAATGGTGATCGAGCCAGTGATCACTTCACCGAAAATAACGGGTACGGGCAAGCCTTGTCTGCTTGTATTTTGTACACCATTAAAAAAGTAACTTTTGCTGGGGTCGTTGTCTGAATCTTTGCCTAGTTTTGGTTGACTTGGAGTAGGAGTAAGAAGCCCAGCGACACCATTAAGGACAAGACTTGCACCTAAAAAACCACCAAAAACTGCAACATTTGCGATTGCGGCTGCAGTGCCATACGAAAGTGCGCCACTCAACACAGCGCCAGCAGCAAGACCAGGAATCAAAAATGCCCCCGCAACGAGGGCTACACCTAATATAATTTGCCCGACGTTGCCCCCAGCACCAGCAATAACGGGGACGATTTTGATTTCTTGTTGGCCGCTGGGATAGTGCAGCTCATCCAGCGTCAAAGCATCAGCACCTACCAGTACCTTGTAATACTGGTTTGCCATGTGCTGGTCCAAGCCGGGGAAGTTGGCAAGCAGAAAACGCACGGCTTCGGCGGCGTTTTGAACTTCTGCTTGTAGTACCCGCTTGCCTACAAACTGAGCCAGCTTGCCGTAGAGCTTAATCTTGCGAAGCATGGCGCAGCCTCCTTCCTGTGCATGATAGGAGCCACTCACCATAGAAGTCACGACTTGAAAGCCTGCCTTGTAAGTGGTGCAGCAGGATTTGGTCTCCGAGGTAGACGCCGCAGTGATTCAAGCCACGGCTGTTGATTGCCATCAGTACAAAGTCGCCTGTTTTCAGCTCTTCGTTTTGGTGTAGCTCGCGGAAACCCGCTTCTGCCCAGCACACGTCAAAAGTGGGTGCAGCAGCAAACTCATCAGGACGCACATCACGCGGCCAGTCACGGAGATGCAATCCCTGCTCGGCATACCAATCTCTTGCCAGCGTCCAGCAATCCGTAACGCCCCAAACCCACTGCCTGCCGATCAATGGTGCTTTGTAGCCGCAGGGCTTGCACTCGCCCCAAGTTTCGAGGACAGGGTTGACGATGTACCAAGGCAGCCCGGACTTTTCACACGCCACCATGTCTGCCTGCGAGGGTGTTGGCGCAAGGATCGGATGGCTGTGGACGATGCCAACGATCTCACCTTTGTCTTCAGCGGCTGCCCAACCCTCGGGGTCCAGCACAAAGTAGTCGGGAGATTCTGCGAGGTTCTTGCATGGCATGTACCGCTGCCGTCCTTTGACAACCACCAGTAGCCCACAGCTTTCGTTGGGAACTTCGGTTTTGGCGTGTGCCAAGGCAGCAGCGCGAGCGGTTACGTTCATATATTGATGCCGCCAACACCAGGGAATCCACCGAATGGCAGTTCGCCATTAGGGCGAATGCTGTACGTTTTAGATGGTGTAAAAGTATATGTTGACGAGGAGAAGGTAACAGGAACATAGAACGTTGCACTTAGGCTATCACCTTTGTTTTTTTGTAGTGCTTTATCGACCAAAACTTCCGAGGCTCCGTTGCTGTAAATAACTTTTGTTCCTTTAACAACGCCCGATCCTACTACTAAATCACCAATGTTTATGCCACTTGTGTTACTCATTGCTAAGCGGTATAGCTTTTGTCCATCGCCATAAAAGCCACCACCTGCGCCTTTATATGTAACTGACTTAGTTGTTGCGCTTGCCCAAGCTAAATCATTTAAATCAATGTTTAGGTTGATAGTTGTTCCACTCACCGATGCGACTTTTGTGCCCGCTGGAATACCCACGCCACTCACCGCAACACCGCTTTTGATGCCAGTAGCACTGCTGACTGTTATAGATAAACCATCAGACGCAAGCGTTCCGGTTCGCGTAAAGGGATTATTAGTAGCTGTTGCTGCTTGCGAAAGTGTAAGACTGTAGGGTGCGGTCAAATTTTTTGCTGCAACTGTTGTTCCGGCAGGTAATCCATATCCAGTGATTTTGTTGCCTGTACTTGTCTTTTGTACTTCATTTAACGTAAGTCCCGTCATTGTTGTACTGCCTGATGTCACATTCGCGCTAACGGTTACTGTGTCAAAACGGAGCTTGCAGCTACTCAGTCGTTTGCCGCATACATCTGCCGCAAGAGTTGTTACAGCTATATCGTCACGATCAAAATAGCCATCGCCTGTATAGTTGCAGCCATCGCCGCGATAGGTCCATGGACAAATGTTTGCGATGACTTGGCGGCGTGGTGCGCGAACATTCTGTAGGTCAAAAACAGCGGCTAGCTCAAACTCAACAACTTCGCGGTTCTCGAATGACTTACGAGCAACGTAATACTCGTCACGTGGAAATTCAGCCGTAGGATCTGGCGTGCCGTAAGGATTGGTGCCACCTTCAAAGTTCGCTGCATCCAGATATTTGATCAGCGTGCGGATGCGTGTGACCTTCGCACCAAGCAGGTCATTCCCAGGGTTAAAAGTATTGACCGCCTGCAAAATTGCCGTGATGGTGCTCACAAGGTTGGCAACACGCAGTGTTGGTCTGGGAAGCTGACCTTGACCGTTGTATTCAAATCCAGTTGCTTCTACGGGATACCTGAGGTAAGTATTACCCGCGAACACCACCTGTCCGTATGTTGACGTGGCGTTGGCACCAGCGTGAAAGCGGTAGGTGCTAGCTGAACCATGCAGATTGGCAAAGGTCTCCAGCACAAATAATTCGATGATGCCGCTTGGAGCAACGCCCTGCAGATCTGCTGCAAACTGCGTGATTGCTGCCCAGACAACGCCGCCATCCTCGACATAACCCTGCACACGTGTGCCGCTAGTCGTGTCGAAGATTGCAATCAGTCGCGGCCATTGAGGTTCCGTTCCGCCTGACGTACCAGCATCAACGCACTTGAAGACCAAGCCCGTTTCAGGCACCGTCGTGGCGCGAACCACATCGCCGACGACGTAAGCAG